CTTCTTCACTATCATCATCTTCGTCTTCATACTCCTCATCCTCCTCGTCTGTCTCGCTTGACTGACTGTTTGTACCCTTGGTAGCAGCCATCAAGTCTTTGTACTCTTGCGAGTTTGCAAAAGCAGCATCCATGCTTGCTAATGCTTCGATTTGCCGAATCTGATCCTCCATCTCAGGGGTGATTTCACCCCCTGTGGATTGTCCTTCATCAACAAATTCTTCCGAATTGTCAATCATACGTATTTATTTTTTGTCAAATTTAACATATTTTTTGATATACTACTCTTGAGGTGGCATATTTTGTTGATTTTGCATTGCCTCAAAACTTAACTTAGCTTCTTCCCTACCTGTTTTAGCTCCTTCCTTCAATGCTATCTTCTCCATTTCTTGTTGATGCATCATCTGTTGCTGAGCTGCCTGTTGCTCTTGAGCCGCTTGTTGCTGTTGTGCCATCTGATCTTGCATATTAGCAGATTGTTGTAAGCCTTGTTGAATACCTTGCTGTTGTGCATCGGCAGTCATGCTCTGAGCTTGTATCTTTAATTTACTATAGTTTCTTAGTTCTCTAGCAATTAAATCTGGACTTGCTCTGTTAAACAAGTTAGAGAATATAGATTGGTCTATAAGACCTGCTTGTAGTAAAGTAAACAATAACTGATTACCTGCATTAACACCAGCCTCAGCAGATTCAGAACGCTTGATAAAGATTCTATAGTCTTGTAATAAATGATCCTCAGTAATCTTAATATTCTGGAGTCCTTTATCGCCAACCATCATAGCTAGTTTTCTAGGATTGTCATGATATACAGCCTTACCTACAGTAGCCATGTGTTCGTATGCTTGTTTTAAGATAGATGTCAAGGCCCAATAGAAAGGCTCTTGAACTAGAGAACCTCTTTGTATCTGAGCTTCTACTACACCTACTAATACATCACCACCACCTTGAGTACCTGTCATAGCCTCGTTAACCCCTGTAACATCTTGAATAGATTGTTGGATAACGCTAACAGCCTGGAACATCTGTAATGTACCTTGACCTATGTTTGTACCGTAAGTACCAATAGCATTCTGTACTGAACCTACTCTATCTGTATCTACAAAGATTGGTTTAGATGCGTTGATGTTTCTTACTACATCTGCTTCTCCATCTCTGTCATCTACAGCAGATTTAGATATAACAGTACCTGTACCTCTCATGTTTGACATCTGAGATTCTACTACTGATAATGTTCTATTCAAAAATCTTTGTGGATCAATAACGTCATCTAAAGGAGTAAGAACTTCTCCCCTGTCATATACCCATGTATAACATTTGTATGGGAACTTAACATTTGATGGATCGTATAGATTCTTCTCTTGGTATGGTAATATTCCATACTCTAATAAAATATCTCCTTCAACACTACCTAACTCTTCAGCAGGAATCATTATAGCATAACGTAAAACATCTACATAGATAGAATGTTTCTTCTTCTTGCCTAACTCTTCTTTGTGAGCTTCTGTCTGTGGCTCAATCAAATCTTTATCTGTATAGTTAGAATCTGGATCGTTAATCATTGTGTAATATGGATAACCAAAATCATCCTTAACCCATCCGTATTCTTTCTTCTCTACATCCTTCCAATATACTTCATACACAGGAATCTTTCCTCCTGGTTGCATATAGATACCATTAACAATCTTATGCATGATATTAGAACGATTGTTCTTACCATACTCCTCAATAAGTAATCTTTCTTCTTGAGTTAAGTGTTCGTATCTTTCGTAAATACTTGGAGCATCCATATAATACCACTCTCCCATGTGTTCACAGTCTGATAAGTCTGGCTTAACAGCTGACATATCCCATAAAAAGAATAATGGATTTACAGATTTAGCTACATAGTTATCATTAGCTTCAAATCCTTTATAGATTCCTAAACCACAGATAGCAAGGTTACGAGTAATCTGTACTTTTAACTCATCAATATTAATCTCAGCAGCGATATATTCGATAAGGTTGTTGATGTCTTGTTCATATTCCTCCACAAAAGTGTTGTAGAATAGCTCTTCTGTCGTTACAGGGTCATCTGCCACAGGTGCGTTCTCCTGGATAATATCTTTAAAGAAAGGGAAATCATCTGCTATCTTTTGTAGGACACGTAATTTCTTAATCTCTTCTTCTCTTTTGTTTATTACAAAATCTGATATACATGTAGCTTTAGCATCAAAAGCCAAACGAATAGCGTTACCAATGTATTGTTGTACCATTGGCTTAATTACGTTCTTAGTCCACTTCAATCTGTTTCTGATGTCTCCAGACTCATCTAAGAAGAAAGCTTCTACATCCTCATCAAATATCCATTGACCATCTTGACCTCTAAAGAATGACCAGTTAACGATACATTTGTTTATGAACTGCCGATAAAGGAAGTTACTCATTGAAGATAATACATACTTAGCATAATCCCTATGGTAAGTTTTATCTTTTATTCTGGTAAGCTTATTTGGTCTTACTCTGTTTTGGCTGAACATGTAACTCATCGCAGTACATCATTTATTTTAACAAGGATCTCTTTCTTAGTTTTTCTATCTTTAACTTTAACTCCATAAGAAGTTTCTAATCGTTTCACCATATCTGGTAGTTCTTCATGTATCTTAACTAACAGGTCAGTATATTTCTTCTTCTCATCCACTTCCATTGTAGCTAATTCATTAGAACCTACTACAACCATCTCATTTAAAGTTTCAAACATATACTCACTTAAAAGTTTTGCTCTAAGTCTATACTCTGGATTAAACTCCTCCATCTTCTTGATAGCTTCTCTAATCTCTAAAGGTATATCACCATCCACTAAAGCTCTAAGTTGTTTCTGTTGTAAGTAACTCTTACCATAAACAATCTCTAAAGCTCTATTCAATCTCTCTCTCTTATCGCTCAACTTGTATAAAGGACTTGTTCTGTTTCCTAATAACCAGCAGAGTCTTACTTCTTTTGCTTTAAGGTTTTTAAACTCATCTATCTGAGCTAATTCGGGGTATTCTATTCTAAGATCTTCTCCCGATTCTAAACCAAAAAGTATAATTTCAGCTTCTTTTTGTGCCATAAATTTAATAAAAAAGGGTAGAGAAATTAATCCCTACCCCACAAAGATAATAATTTTTCAATTATACAGCAGGACAACCTTGATAATTAGCAGCCTGTGCTAAAGAAGCAACAGCCCATGAACCATTCAAGATTTGAGTTAACTTAATAACAGTATTAGCAGTATTTGCACCATTAGTATTTAAGTAAACTAAAGAAGTAGCGTTTCTGATTACACCTAATCCAGATACAGCATTGTGACGAATCACTTGTCTGTGTAAGATAATGTAACGGTTATAAACAGGACCAGTAACAATAGCAGTGTTGTTTATATAACGCAATACCTCAGTAACAGTTCCAACTGGAGCAACCCATGCAGTAGCTTGAGTAATCATAGCAGGAGTAATTCCTGGTACGTTGATTTCTACAAACAATTGACCTGCTAAAGCTGAATCAGCTGTGATACGAACTACATCTCCAGCAGCAGAAGCAGCAGAGAAATAAGCAAAAGGATCAGCATTAATTGCATCAATAAATAAAGTTTGCAACTCAGCAATAGTAGGAGAAGCATCTACAGAAACTGTGTAAGTTCTTGGAATGTAAACCGCCTTAGTCTCTTGACCACCTCCGAAGAAGTTTTGAACGTAAGGAGCAGATACAGTCAAGCTGTAAATGTTGTTAGCTACTAGAGTAGCAGCAGTTAAATCTACATCTACTACGTTAGGAGTTCCAGTAAGATTACCTGCATCATAGCGAAACCCTAATAAATCGCACGCTTTAAGCACAACTGCGTTAGCTCCTGTAGAATCTTTAATTGTTAATACTCCGTTAGCCAACACTACATCTGTTGCAACTGTTGGTGCATTCAAGACAGAGATACTATCTAACTCTTGAATCCTTGGTAATTTGTAATTAAAAGCCATTTTAAAAAAATTTAGTCACCGATATTTCTATCTGTGTAGTTAATAATAAAACTTAACACTGTGTTAAATCCTGACAAAGATATAAAAAATTTTTAAAGTTGTTTTTTTTGGGAATAAAGATTAAGATTAAATTATAATTTATTATGATTTAAGATTAATTTTTATTTCTTTTTCTTTTCTCTTTTTTTTCTTTTTAGATTATGTATAGAGTATATATATTTATATATATACGAATATATATAATCGTTTTTCTTTTTTTGATTAATTCTTTTTTTGCTTCTTTTTTTCTTATTAAACTTTTTTTCTTTGTTTTTCTTTTTTTTCTCTTTTAAAATTTAATTCTAAAAAAGTGTTAAAATATTTTTTCATTAAAAATTCTTTTGTAGTTTTGTCTCGTCATGATTCTCCAAGTTTCCATTCTGTTTTCATGACAATTACTTTGTTTTGAGGGAGTGAATAATAGTAGCTCCCTTTTTTTGACTAGAAGATATGAGTTTTAAAGTTATTTGTAAAAACGATAAGGCGATGCCAAAAGATTTTCCATCTGCATACTGGATTGAATATGGAGAAGTTTATACTGTTGTTGATTCAAAGAAGATGGCAAATAACAGGATGGCTACTGGATATAAACTTGAAGAGATTGATATGCCTGTTGATTGTCCATATCAATATTTCTTAGCTAATAGATTCGTGCCTTATAACGATGAGGCAGATAAAGCTTTACAAGAATTAATGGATGAAGTAAATGAGATTGTTCCCGAAGTACAAGGGATCGTAGCTCAGCGAACGGTTATAACGTGTGGGGGTTCTTGCAGGCCGCACCAGTCGCTCCTGGATCGTAGGTCAGGCGAAGTTGGCAACTCTTACGGGTCGTAATAAAAGTTGCATAAAGCCAAGTAGCTTAGTGGTAAAGCCCGACCTTTTAAGTCGGAGAACACAGAGTTCGATTCTCTGTCTTGGAGCAAAAAATTTTATATGTACGAAATAATAACTGAACTTAACAAGTTCAACAACGTGGTCTTTAACGAAGAGGACCATTCTTACTACCTTAATTTCAAAAGGTGTATATCAACAACAGAACTTATAAGCCGATTTAAAAAGAAATTTGAAACGGAATTAATGTCTAGCCTAGTAGCTAAACGTGATGGTAGAACTAAAGATGATGTAATAGCAGAATGGGATGAGAAGAGAATAACGTCTCAGATTAGAGGTACAGAGCTTCATAAATGCGCTGAGCTAATGTTTCAAAGTAAAGGGTATAAACCAGATCCTATCGTAACAAATAAGCTATATAAAATGTTACAAGACTTTCACTCACAATACAAGAGCATATTAGCTTTGGTGAGAGCAGAGCTTGTCGTAGGAGACGATACCTGGGGTGTATGCGGAATGATAGACAAACTATTCTACAACACGCTTGAGGATGAACTTCAGATATGGGATTACAAAACAAATAAGGAGATTAAGACTACAAGCAAGTATAAAATGATTAATGGATTAAATCATCTTGAAGAGTGTGAATTTAACACTTACTCATTACAATTAAGCATATACAAAAAAATAATTGAGAAAAATACTAGTTTAAAAATTGGAAAATCATATCTTTGCTGGATTAACGAAGAGAATGATTCGTATGAGATAATTGAAACTAAGTATTTTGATGCCGAATCTACTCTAATGCTAAACAGTAGAATAGATGAGTACAACTTCAGCTTATTCGAGTAATAAACTCAAACAAATAATAGATAATAAAACTTGTCACTTTATTACTAAGTCTTACATATATCCAGCTTTTGAATATAACAGAAAGAAGTCAGAGTATCATCTATATTGGTATAACGCTAAAAAAGGTATCTATAACGACCTTCATAGATACCAATGTTTATCTCACAAAGTATTAAATAAAAAAGAAATGATGTTATTTTTAGATAATTTAAGCGTATATAATAAAGAAATAGATTCAGAAGATGGTGTCATCTGGTCTCATAAAGAAATAGGATTCGATAAAAACAAAGTCCTAATAAATCAATACAAGCTATCAATCTAATATCTTTAATATCTTTCCTGTAGTCTTATCAACCCTAGCTTTCTTCATTCTATAGTTCGTCTCTTTGGATTGTACAAAACGTATCTCAACATTAGGCAATCCTCCTTCTGATTTAATATTCTCTGGCTCGTACCTAGCGTGAGCTATACTATTGATATAAGCAAATGTTATGGCAAAGATGCTGTCATCATAATCGTATCGTGGATCGGCTGCTTGATACCTTGTCTGTCTGTGGCTATTCTGACTCTTTAAATCTTTCTCTACAAACGTCTTTAGCTGCTCCCAGAACCATGGAATATCAATATTAAACATATACGCTTCTAAAAGCTCTTCTAGCTTAGCTATAATACGTGGGGCTGTGTTAGCCTTATTGGATATGCCAAACCATTTACCTCCATGCATCTGAAAATACTCTGGTAGCTGTGCGTTAGCAGTAAATTTACTTTTAAATCCATGTATTTCCTGGAAATCTACGTGCATATCTCCGATGTTATTCTCTACAAGTTCCTTGACCCCACCTCTTCCTATCTGATCATAGTACAAACTCTGTAATAACACCTGTAGATATGTCTGCTTAAACTTTCTATCCCTATGGAATACTACAGATGAAACAGAATTAGTAAGAGAATCCCATATAGCACTACACATCATGGAGTGTCCTGTCTCTGAGTTGATGGGGTCAGTACCTTGATACCACCTATTCTTCCATTTCTCCCCTTGTGGAGGATGATGAATTACTACAGCGGAGGTAGATACATCTTCTCTTGATCCTGTTGACACCCATTTAGCACCTATTATCTTGTATTCAGTCAATAAATCTGGTGTAGGGCGACTAAAATCTAGTATAGGCTCAAAAAAACCGTAATCTAAAGGCTTGTCGTGGCCGTATATCTCATTTAATCGTTGATTACAGGTGTGAATAGGTACTAAAGTACGTGATTTACGTAAGAACATATCATCAATAGTGATAGGATAATGCTGATGGAACTGAACCTTAGCTATTTCACCTTTTTTAGTTCCTTCTAATGCTAAATAAGCCTTTCTCTCATTGTTAATATGAGCATCATTAACACCTCGCCTTGCGTAAGCATTAAAGAATAGAGGTATAATACCGTATTCATAATTCTTTTCTTTCCATTGTTTAAGACACATTTTAAATTCAGACTCAAATACAGAACCTCCCTTATCCATCTCCCCTCCTGTACCCCATGCAAGGAACTGTTGCTGCATAGTCATCTTTCCTGTCTCTGGGTTGTACTTAAATAAGGCTGGCCTACCTTCACGCATCATCTCACCAAATATCTCAAATAAACCAATCTCATCAATGAATACAGCTGATGGAGATCCACCATTGATAGCATCTACAGCTGGAGTATCTACCTGGAAGCGTGATGCACCACCATCTTCTCTACCTTTCTTATCTCCTTTCTTATCGAATGACATTACTTGGTCAGTCCAGTTCTTAACTTCTTGAGCTATTACATCAGGTAGCTTAGTATAGGTCCATTTAACCTTATCCCTAAATATCTCTACACCCTTATCTTTAGAGTGAGTAACAAACTTGATGAAGTAGGATTTATTGAAGTTTACTCGTTTCATTCCTGCTAGACACATGGTAGTGGTAAAACCAATCTGTCGTGCCTTACCAATCATAAGTGAATAACCACAGTCGAATAGGAAGAGAAGTACTTTCTGAGCATCCCATGCTTGATATGCTAACATACCATTCTCAGACCTGTCTTCTTTGATGTATCCGTACTTGTTACAGAAGTATAGTGTATTGTCTTTACATCGTTGTATCTCAGTCAATAGCCAATTTACTTGATCATCTTCCGTATCAAAGTCAAGTATATCTGAGTCATCTTGAAGCCAAAGTTCTGCTTGTTTACAGTAGATGTCAAATGGCTCGTGATATATTTTATTCTGCCATCCGCTATTTATGGAATCTATCCAATTAACAAATGATTGTGGATACTCAAATTCTCTATGTGAAGGCTTCCATTCGGAAGTAAGAATTTCGAGTACCTCTTTATTTCTTTTACTCATGTCACAAATTTAGCAAATATTAGTGACAAATAAAAAAGCCACCTCGTTTGGTGGCTCGTTTATGTTTGATTGAAAGATTATCAGTATCCTTTATCTCTGGTTGTAGCATCAAATTGCTTATCTGCTATCTTATCTGATGGGTAGTATCCTTTATCAGACTTCTTCTTATTCTTCTTCATCTTATCGTATTTAGCATACGCTTTTTGAATAAGCTTAGGATCTATACCAGGGTTGTACATTATCCTTTCTTTTTAAATTTAGAAATAAACTTTTCTTTTTTCTCTTCTTTCTTAGATTCACCTTTTTCGTGTTTCGTTTTTTCTTTTTTAGAAGAGTATTTTTCTTCAGCTTCAGATCCAATGTATTCTGATAGCATGGCTTTTTTAAGCGCAGTTCCTTTTTTCATTAGTCGCAGTATTTTTTATCTTTAGTATTCTTGTACATCAATTTGAAAGTCACCTTTGATGTAGGTGCTTCATCTTTTAAAGTAGCAGCAGCAACAGGTCTCCCCTCTACTCTTCCTTTATCTACGTAGCTTCCATTCTTATCTGGATTAGAGGCCCAATATTTATCTTTAATAGTCGCCATATTTACGTTTATTTTTAGGTATTTCAATTTTTTGATTAGCAATTCTATTATAAACATCTGCTGTTCCTTTAGTATTTAATTTATCAGATTCTTTGTTGTAATTTCCAGCTATTCTACTTGCATTTTGTTTGTTAATCCGTTGTTGTTGACTTATATATTCTTTTCTATTAGCTTCTGTTTTTTTAACAGGAGCAGCACCAGAAAAAACACCTTTTATAGTTCTTTTAACTTTAACCTCATCACCTTTTGATGTGGTTTTATATTCTCCGCTTGGAGAAATTGTTTTAGTTTTTTTCTTTTTGGCATCATCATTAAGGATGCCAGCTTTGTTTAAGGCATTTCCAATAAGTTTATTAATATTAGCCATTGTTATTTATTAGGGTATTTTTGTCTATCATACATGTTTCCAGTTTTATCAACTTTTCTTTTTGTTACTTGAGTTGTTTTACCAGAAGTATCTTTAGTTACAAATTTTTGAGATTTTAAACCTCCTGTTTTATTAAATTTATCTACAGATTTAATTGAACCATATTCAGGATTAGAAACATTCATAATTGCTTTGCGTTTACCTTCAGTAACAGTTCCTTTAAATCTTGCATCTTTACCGTCAACTGTATAATCTGCTTCAACAGTTGATTTAGTTCTTCCTAATGCTTTATTGTAAGCATTTGAAACTAACTCTTTTAATTTTTTAGGCTTGTCCATAATTTATTTTTTGTCAAAGATATAAAAATATTTTAAACTAATTTATCTACCAAAGGTAAAGAAATTTACAGCTACGTCATACGCCTGGTGTAACAGTTGTATATGATGTTCTTCTTTCTCCTTATTATCAAACACAATTCTAACGGTAACTTGTTTCTTAACGAAGAGATACATCTCAACAACGGAACACATCTCTTCTATCTGAGCATTTATTCTCATAGCGGAAATTTATGGCTATCAATTTGTCTATTCATTTTTTCTACTCCATCTGAATAGTCTTTTTTATAATCTATAGTAAGTATTCTACCCCCAGTAGGCTTAGGTGGCGCACCTCTTTCCACATGCCAACCCTTGCTACCATCTTCATATTCTTCTTTGTACGTACCAGTAAGCATAAGGTGAATATCCTTTAAAGAGTTCTTATATCCACCTCTATGACTATAATCTATAGCATCTCTTACATCATTACGACAGCTATTTTCATGTATATGCCCCATGGTAAATACATCGAACCCCTCATACATCTCTAAGGCTCTAGTAAGGTTTAACGCTCCCTTAGTAACGATACCACCGCCACCTGATCCATGGTAATATTTTATTCTTGTTGAATAAGTAGATGAACCATTTGTATTTGAAGATACTATAACCCATCCACCATATCCACCTGCATACACATTGGTTTTGTTTTTATAATTTAATAGGTCAACAAAACGCTGTAATAGGTCTGTCTCTTGCCACTTGATAACTCCTGCCTCGTGATTACCATATCCTATAACTATTATAAGATGGGCATAAGGACTCCACCATTCAACAGCTGTTTCAACAACGCTATCTAGGTATTTAGCGTTATTATGCTCTGGGCGAATATCAGATTTATTTCCTCTTCTATCTCCCTTGCCTTGCATTAAACAAAAGAAATCCCCATTGATCATTATGGGGATGTTCTCTGATACGCAATAGTCTAAGTCTCTTTTTAATAAGTTCCAATCACATTTGGGATTATCCCAATGTATATCTGACAGCATAGCTATCTTAGCTTTACATCCTTTTACTTGTATTTCGTGAATGTTTTTAGCATGTTTTACTATATTCATTGTATTTCTTTTAGTTTACCATCTCTACGAGGAAACTCTTTTTCATATCTTTTTACTGTGTCAAATAAACTTTTGATAGAGCCTCTGTAGAAATAAGTAGGATTAACCATATACGTTCTTTTATTCCTGTGTACAGTAAACCTAATAATGTCTTTCTCACATAGATTCTTGATAGATTTAAGTAAGAACTTCATGTCTGTTCCTAATGCACTATGGAAATCTCTAATGGTCCAGTCTTTCAATTTGTTATCATAACCCATATTCTGAGTGAAGAGAACAAGTAATCTATTAGTAGATTTACTAAGCTGGTTTATTACATCCAAGCCTTCTGCAAAGGTAAGGAAATAACGCATACGCTTTCTTTTAAGCAGTTGTTTAAGTACGTCTTGTACTTCTGCTTCATAAGGCTGTGCCAATAGAACGATATTACCATGTTTATCTTTGTAATATAATTCTAGGTCTTTCTGTTTGTAGAAGCTAATCTTATCAGCCTCCATCAATACCATGTCATAAAGTATGCTACTCATCTTCGGAATGTTTAAGTGTTACAAATTCAAAGTTATTAGTATCTAAGTTTAGAACTATACCAGGGTGGCCGCCCTTAGCATGATGCCTTCTTAAATAAAGCTCTATAGCATCAACCGCATTACCAGCTAATTCATTATCTCCTAAACTTAAATAAAGCAATCCTCTAAGAGTTAATTGATAAATCTCATCCTTCTCATCTAGCCTCATCATTTCTTCTAAAGCTTCTTCTTGTTTCTTCTTACTCATTTCTTTCTTTCATTTATTAGTGATTCTACATTTAACTTAACTTTCTTTAGATACGATATACTCTCCTTATGTTTAACATGCTCATAGTATATCAATCCATTTAATGCCCTATGGAACTCATCTATATTCATACTACCTTTAAGCTTATTACAGTTCCCGCAAGCGGGAATCTTATTCTTCTTACTTAATATCCCTCCCCTACTTTTAGGGTAAAGGTGATCTACAGTAGCACTATACTCATCAATAGGACATTTACAGTAAGCACATACATCTAGGTTAACACCGTCTTTAGTAAAACCCCTCATACTTCTCTAATTCGTTATACACTTGAGTCCAGTAATCATAGAAGGCATCAGCATCTTCTGAATCTGTTATAGGAATATCTGCATTTAAGATAACATCAACAGCTTCTAAAGCACATTCTGCCGCCTCAATAATACTAATACTATTCTCTAAATCTATACTAAATAGATTGTAATACTTATCTACTAGCTCTACTGCTTGTTCTTCTGGACTCATAATTTAAAGTTTATTTCTGTTGCTAACTCTGATATGAACTTACCACTATTCTCTGAGGCTAACCCTGCCTCTATATTCACCCCATCACTTAACCCATCAAGATACGCTTCTAAAGCTACATCCACTACTATCTTCTTCATATCATCACTGAGAGAAGATAACATCTTATAATCAATTATTCTATCCATAATAACAAAACTAAAGACAATAAAATTAATAACCAAATTATTTAAGATTTATTAACTATGGCATAATAATTGTATTAAACCCTTAATATTATGTTAAATAGACCCCTACTTTGTTTGGTCAACCTAACAACAAGTTGTTGTGACTAACTCATACTAAACTTTCTAACAATAACAAGGGATACAAAATAGTTCTTTATATAGTATATTCCTAATATCCTAGTTGTAACAATACGTGCCAATCAGCATCCAGCTAATCGGCATGCGTATGTTCATGGTATCCCGATAGTACTAGTACCCCTCCCGTCTTTTAAGAGGAGTGAATGAGTGGGTGAGAGAATGAAAATGTGTCTAGGTGATTATGCTAAATGTATTATGCATATTGACGCTGGCGGCCACCATTTGTCAAGTTTATTAAGCAAAAAACTGGACATCCCTAATCCATTAAGTACTATTATATGCTATTAAGTATAATTCATCCATAATAACCATAATTATACGCTTTGAGATATAAAAGATACATAGACCAAGCCCCTTGCGCCTTTTATGACTCATATCATCTACGTCAGGTTTATCCTTACATTGTTACTATAAAAAAAAGAATAGGTATCCACAGAGGTCTTATACACGCATACCTATCCCCTCCCCTTCTCAAAAGGAAAAGTCAATTCTCAAAATCCCTCCTTTGTAGCTTAGTAACTATCTTTACTTATTGTACTTTGTACCATATCCCAATGCTCTCTCTGTGTCATTTATACACTAACTGTTTACTTATTGTACTTTATACTATAACTCGATCCACTGATTAAATTTTAATCATTTGAATTGATTAGATTAACATCGTAAAGTGTTTACGTTCATAATGTTATGCGTACATAATAAATGTGATTATTATCTAATCAAAAACCTTATTAATAATTAACCCAATTCACCCAACAAAAAAAACAGTAACAAAGAAAAAATACATCTGAAAGAATTAATTTGTATTAATATGAATTGCTTAAAATAATATCTAAAACTAACTTTTATTAGCTTAAAACCTACATTTATAAGTATAAACACTTAGAAACATCTACGTATAAACACGTATTTT